CCTTCAAAAGTCCCTCACCTATTCGCTTAAGGGGGGGAGGGTCTCTTTCGGCTCTCCCCTGCCTTACGCGGCGTTTATCCACTGGGGCGTCAATGGGACAAGGAAGAACCGCAACGCGCCCTATTCTTTCAAGTACGAGAACCCCAGCAGCAAGCACGTTGATTCAATCGTGCAATGGATGAAAGACAAGCCCGTCCGCCTGCAAGCCGTAGGTGGCGGGTTCATTAAAAAGAAAGGGCCACGAGGTGGCGACCGAGTCCGTAGTGCCGCCTTCCTCATCGCTCGAAGCATCAAGAGAAAAGGTATCGAGGGGCTCAGATACTACACCGTCGCCCTCGAATCCATCGTGCCACAATACCAAGCCGAACTCGGCCAAGCCCTCGCTCAAGACCTGCTCCGCTCGTTGGAGTTTAAGTCCGCAAACATCACTATCAAGCCCAAGTAATGGCCTTTCAATTTCTCTCTCCTCCAACAGAAGCCCCTTTCCCTTGGCGTCAGCGTGCCCAGCTACGATGGAGGGACACGGCTGTAACCATCGACACGTGGCTCGTTGAGATGTACTCCGTCAATATGGCGGGGACGGTTGGGGCATCGCCACTTGCCACGGCTTACGTGGCTTCAACCCTCCCTTCGAGCAACGACGCTACCATCAATATGGAGACGTGGACAGCCTCCGCGCAGGGCTATTTTGCGCCGTACCTCGTTTTCACGGCAGGAACCAAACCTGCACCCAGCGTTGACGCTATCTCCGTCTTTTATGAGAATACCTACGGGGTGCAGTTTCAAATCTACTCCGTGACGGGAGGCGTCAAGAGCGCCCTACAAGGCAGCCACGACTACATCCCCGTCTACTTTGCCACCAACCAAGGCTGGGATTGGTCGCAGGACTTCTCCGAGTACTTCCCCGACAGCGCCACAAAAAAGGGATGGATGACAGACAGGGAAGACACGACGTTTATTCGTGTCGATATGGCCCTCGAAGACGAGGGAGCAGCCACCCTTTTACAGATGGAGAACTACTCCTACGCCTACGACACGGGCAAGGACACGGCCAACTGCGACTGGGACAACGTTGTCTATACCGTATACGAAGGCGCACTACAAAACACGCTAACACTCAACTTGGGCACCGTACCCACAAATTGGAACAGCGCCGCGCAGCACATACCCATCGGCCCCGCTAATATCAAAGACAACGTAAACTGGGCCATTCCGGGTTACGACTTGAATACGGAAGATTGGGACTACTACGAAGTCACGCCACGCGACGGAACGACGCCACTATCCAAGCCCATCCGAGTATATCGCGACTGCAGACCTATCAAGCACAAGCCCGCGCAGTTGTATTGGATTGGATCGCGGGGTGGAGCCGAAATCCTCCGCTTTGACGGAAGGGTAAAAGACAACTACGACGTAGGAGGCCGCGACACCTACACCACAAACCTCGACCTTGAAAGCCGCTTTTCGGGGTTGGGTTTGACTTTGGCTGCTGAAGGGTACAGACACGAGCCGGAGCGGGTACCTCTCCCGTCTACGGGCAAGCGTTCCTTCTCTTTGTCGGAGGACTTCTTCTCTGACGCCGAGCGTGAGCTCTTCAAGTCAGCCATGACAGCGACCTACCTCATGGTGCGGTACGACGGCCAGTGGTATCCCTGCCGTATGAAAACGACGAACTACGCCCACGAGCAGAGCGCCTCGAAGCTCTTGCCTATCTCTTGCGAAGTTGAACTCTTGATTAACCTCAAATGCTGACCCTCGGCGCACGGACTACCTCGGGCACTTATAGCCGTTTGGAAGGTTATATCAACGAGCCGCTCAACTTCACGCTCCAGTTCTCCGACATCGAGAATATCCAAAGCCCGGCGGGGTCGTACTCGCAGGCTTTCACCATACCCAACACGGCCGCCAACCGCTTCCGCTTTGGGGACATCTTTCAGGCTGGGTATATCCCGGAAGGAACGGAGAACGGGGAGTTCAGGACGACGCTTTTTAAGAAGCGTTTTCCCGCTGCCATCTTGGACAAAGAATCCCCCATCGTCGAGGGTTATATGCAGGTGAAGGGGATGAAGAAGACGGGCGACCGCGAAGACATCGAAGTGGTATTCTTTGCCGACTCGCTCGACATCGCCAAAGCCGTAGGCGACAAGCAACTCTCCGACCTCGACCTCTCCGCGTACAATCACGAGCTTAACCTTGTCAATATCCAGAATTCGTGGTCGGGACAGCTCTTCTCTGGCGAGGTAATCTACGGCCTTATCGACAAAGGCTTTAACTGGAGCCTTCCCGATAACCCGCCTTGGACAAGTGCCGATGGCATCAAGCAAAGCGAGCTCACCCCGTTTGTGCGTGCTCGCACGTTGGTAGACCAAATCTTCTCCGACGCGGGGCTCACCTACGTATCGGATTTTTTTGATTCCACCGATTTCGGAAACATTTACCTGCCAGCGTATAATGGTTCCGCCGTTCCTTTGAGTAGCACAGCGTACAATGACGACGCTCGCGCGGCTTTGTCTGCTGACTACACGGGCACTTCTTTGTCGGTGTTGAACCTTTCCGACACCGCAACGGGAGGCGTAGACGAAGGCGACAACTGGAACAACACCTCCGACAGATACACGGCGCCTTATGGGGGCACCTATTCGGTTAGTGTTATTTACAGCTATTCAAGACCTTCCTTGGGAACAGTAGTAATTGAGCTCCATAAAAACGGAGCTCTGCTCGAATCTATCCCTATACCCAGCAACTTGCTTACAGGATACAACCTCGCCGTCAACTACAATATAACTCTCTCGGCGGGGGATTACATCGACCTGCGTGGTAGAGTAGCTGGAACGGGGGCGGTCATTTATGGTTCCAATACCTTGGGCTCGGATTTCGGTACTTCGTTGAATATTACAGCGGGACAACCAGACACGGGACAAACGGTAGACCTAAGCAAAAACCTCCCGGAGCTCAAACAAATCGACCTCCTGCTCTCCTTGCAAAAGATGTTCAACCTCGTGTTCATCCCGTCGGGTTTAAAAGGGCAACTCATCATTGAGCCTTTCGACGACTACTTCGACACGGGCGACGAGCTCAACTGGGACGAGAGGGTACACCGCGACAAGACGATTTCCCTGTATCCCACCACCGACATACAAGCCCGACGTTATGACTGGACGTACCGGGAGGGGTTGGACTTCATCAGCGACGCCGTACAGAAAAGCCTTGACAGGGTATATGGCGCGTACCGCGTGCTCGATCCCGACAACGACTTCGCCACGGGCGAGAAGTCCATCCAAACCCAAGTCGGAAACTACGTCATTTCCCTCATCCCCGGGTCAGGTTTTCCTATCCATCGCAGCCTTCAGTCCGACGGCAGCGCAGTAGGCAAGCCTTTGCCCATGCTCGCGTACTGGGGTGGGACGGTTACGACGTTTGGGGAGTGGTATATCAGAAACGACGCAGGAACCACCGTTGGGCCTTCTACCTACTTTCCTCTTTTCTCTCCGTACTCGGCGGACTACCCCACCATCACCGACAACGACCTAAACTTCGGGATGGAGGCGAGCTTCATTCCGCAGGAGTGCAACCCCCTCAATACCCTCTTCTACAAATACTGGAAGGGATATATCCGGGAGCTGTACTCGGAAGAATCGCGGCTGCTCGAATGCACCGTGAAGCTCCCGCTCATCGAGGTGATTACGTGGCAATGGAATAAGAAGGTATTTATCAACGGGGCGTGGTGGCGTATTCTCTCAATGACTACCGACCTCAACGGCGACGGAAGCGCCAAGATTAAAGCCCGCAAGATTCAACTTTTGGAGACCGACTGCGCCGACACCCCGACGGGCTATTCAAGCCGCTTCAACATCGTGCTCTTTAACTCTTCGACGGAGGCTTCGCCCGACTTCGGCTCGCAGGCTTGCTGCACCAAGTACGGCTACCGCTGGGTGCCCAACTCCACGCCTATCTCTGGCACGACTCCTTTGAACGTGTGCAAACCTCTCAACCAAACAACGCAACCCCAATGAAAGACCCCAAGCACATCATGAGAGGAATAGACCTCTTGCAAGCCTACAAGGTAAAGGCTCCCCTTCCGTGGTGGCTTACGCCCCTCGACTACCTCCTGACGGGGGTCTATTTGGCCTGCTTCTGCGGGGCTTGTGTGTTGGTCATTTATAACGTCTTGTCATGGCTGTGAATCAAGAGGTAGTCATCACCTTCAATGCCGATACTCAAAACGTAGAGAAGAGCATCGGCAAAGTAGAGCAGGGGGTAGAGAAGACGTCGCAAGCTACCGCAGGACTTACCAACCAGCTCGACAAAATGACGGGCGGGGCGGTGTCTGGATTAAAGAACTTTGCAAGCGGCCTCAAAAGCGGCATCGCGGGTCTCAAATCTTTCCGGGTAGCCCTCGCCGCCACAGGTATCGGACTTTTGATTACGGCTATTGCGGGTCTTGTATCGTACTTCAAAGACACCGAGGAAGGTGCCCAACGTCTGCGCGTTATTACGGCGGTGCTGGGGACTGTTATGGAGAAGCTCCGTGACGTCCTTATCAACGTCGGAGAAGCTATCTTCAATGCTTTCTCCAACCCTAAGCAGGCTCTTCTTGACTTCGCCTCTGCCCTGCGTGAAAACATCACCAACCGCTTCGAGGGTATGCTCGAACTCGTCCCAAAATTGGGAGAGGCTATCCAGCTGCTTTTCGAGGGTCGGTTTGGAGAGGCCGGAAAGGTAGCTGCGGATGCGGTGGGGAAGGTGGCTTTGGGTGTCGAGTCGGTTACGGAGGTAGTTGAAGACGCCACCGAAGCCGCTGCCGACTACGCCAAGGAGATACAAGCCGCTGCCGCTGCCGCCGCAGAATTGGCACGGCAAGAGAACGCCCTCAAGGTGGCCGAGCGGGAGTTCCTTTCGGTACGTGCCGAGACAAACAAACTCATCGCAGAAAATCGTCTGCTCGTAGAAGACGAAAAACTGGCCTACGAGGACAGGATCGCGGCACTCGACAACGCTATCCAAGCGGAACAAGAAACCATCGCCCAAGAGTTGGAGTTTGCGCGTGAGCGTGCCCGCATCTTGGAGCGTAAGGCGGAGCTGGCCAAGAGTGACGAAGAGACCATCCAAGCGGTAGCCGAAGCACAAGCGGCCGTCATCGACTTGGAGACGCGCTCGCTACGCACCCAGAAGCGCCTCGAAGGTGAAAGACAGTCTCTTATCCTGCAACGGGAGGCACGCGCCAAGCAAGAGCAGGAGGCCGCACGTAAAGCCGCCGAGGAAGCACAGAAAGCCGCCGAGGATGAACTGGCCGCGCGTCAGAAGTTGGAAGACGAGCTCTACGCCCTCACCCTTTCGGCTCGTGAGCGTGAGGAACTCGCCCTTATGCAGAAGTACGACGAGCGCGTAGCCATCGCAGGCGACGACGAAGGGCTCATTCGTGCAGCTACGGAGCAACTGAATGCAGACCTCGCCGCCATTGAGCAGGAGTACCAAGCTCAATCCGACGCTCAAGGTGATGCTCAAAGGCAGTCCGACCTTGACAAAGAACTGGCCAACGCCGAAGCCATCAAGCAGGCCCGGCTCGACATCACCAAGTCCACCCTGAACGCTCTTTCTGCCCTCAACGAAGCCTTCACGGGGGAGTCAGAGCAAGAACAAAAGAAAGGCTTTGAGCGGTCTAAAAAGATACAGACAGCCCAAGCCCTCATCTCGACGTACGAGAGCGCGGTACAGGCGTTCAAATCGCTTGCAGGTATCCCCGTGGTGGGGCCGGGTCTCGGTGCTGCCGCTGCCGCTGCTGC